TAAATGATTCTATAAATATTTTTAAAAAGGAGTTATTTGAATTTATGAAATTATATGAATATAAGAAAAATAAAAATAAGAATAAAAAAGATAAATGCGAAATGATTTATTGTGAAACATTAGAAGAAGCTTTAATGTTAATTTTAGATGATAAATTAAAACCAAATCAAGAAATACAATGTAAAGAAATTGATATAATTAATGAATAATTTTAAAACAATAAAATATAAAAATAAATTTTATAAACAAATTAATATTATAATAAATTTAATTTTTAAATTTTTTATAAACAAATTAATATTAAAATAATAAAATGAAAGGAGATAATAATTATGAGTAAAGGTTTTGAAAAAATAACATTTTCTAATTATAAATCTAGATTAAATGATATTTATAATGGATCAATAATTATTATTGAAGATTTTGATCCTAATGATTTTAATATGAGCAATGAATATAAATTTAGATTTATTGATGGTTCCATTGGAAATATAAATGCTAATAAATTATTACAATATAAAAGAGTAGTTTATTCAGCAAATAAAACTAAAAATAATATAATAAATCATTGTATTAAGCATATTAAAAAAGTTTTTACAGAAAAAGATATTGAATTAAATGAACAAATAATTAATACAATATCAAATGCATTGAAAGGTTAATAAGGTGAATATTATGAATCAAAGAAGTTTTAATAATCAACAAACAAAAAGTTATGAAAGAGGTAATAAAATTATGAAAAATTATAAGAATAATCAAAAACAAAATCAACAAACTAATGATGTTTATACAAATATATTGAATATATTTGATGTTATAAAAATTGAAATGACCGATAATGGATATAAACTATTTGTTGGTGCTTCACAATTAGGACCAAGTTTAAATGATTATGGAAATAAGTTTTATATTTATTATAATCCTATTAATCCAGAAGCTCCATTTGATGTAAATGAAGGAGATAGTGTTATTATTAAAGGTTATATTAAGAATAATAACAATTACATTACTGCTAAGAATATTTCAGTTATTTCTTGGTTGTAATTTTATATAGATTTTCATTAGAGGTTTGGAAACGCTGTTCTAGACAGTAAGAAAGGTTCGATTCCTTTCCTCTAGTATAATTAATATTAAATCAAGAATATTGTTATAAGATTAATGGTGAAACTCCATTCATTTAATATTAATTTAGTACAATAAATTCTTTAAAACTAATTTGTAGATTTATTTTAAGCTCCTTTCTATTTAGATTTTTCGATTTATTCGGATTTAATTAGGCTATGTATAGACTGATTGTAAAATCAAAGAGATGCAATTTCTCTTATAGCCTATTTTGTTTTATATTTAATAAAACAATTATATATTTTCAAAAACTATTTGATGAAATTATAATCATAATTTAATTTTATTTCCCTTTCTTTGCTTATTTTATTTCCATTGTCAATTTATTATTTTAATTGTAAATTTAATGGAGAAGAAAATTTATTTTATTACTATAAACCATAACTTGAAATTAATCAAGTTATGGTTATTTTTAATTACATAAATAATAATCTTGATGATGTATTTACTCCAAATAATCTACTTATATTAAAATAACATCTATCAGATTGAAACATTATTCTATTATTATTATAAGCTTCAATTATATTAGTATATTTATTCCAAAATTGATTATTATCAAGAAAATAAATATTCTCTTCAGGCTTTGCCCATGATAAAACATTAGTATATATTTTCTTTTTATATTCATATTTATTATCTGTATTATCAAATACATACCAATATTGTTTGCCTATATCACACGCATAATAATCATTATCTTTATCATTATTTTTTAATTCTTGAGTAAATGTAAATAAACAAAAGGCATAAGTTCTACCATTAATATAAATACTTTCAATTGGATGATGAGTTAAATGATCTAATATAGGTTTAATCGAAATAATACTTGTACAGAAAAAACAATCAATAAATTCATTACCTACACAATAATTATAATATTCTGTATCTTTAATTAATTGACCAAATCTAGTATTTAATTTCTTATTAATAAATTCTTCATTACTTTCTAACATGCATATTTGAAATTGTGGATTTATCAAAATATTATTACCAGGTTTTAAATCAATTAATGGTACTTGCATATAAACAAAAAATTGACATTCTAGACTAGTAGCATTAGAAAGACAAAATACATTAATATCATCTCTTAATCTACAAATACTTTCTAAAGCTTCTAAGAATATTTGAGGTTCTTTATTCAAAGTACGTTCTGATTCATTAGGGATAAATTCATCATAAATAATAGTTTTAACATTAGGAAAATTTTGACCTTTTAAATTATGAGAAGTAGTAATAGCACATAAATAACACATAATTTCTGGTTCATCAGTATCATTAAATTTAATATAAATTTTACTTAATTGCCCAGTATCACCTTTTTCAAAATAAAAATCATAAGGAAAATATTCTACAATAGCTCCAAATAAAGTAATACCATCTAATTGAGAATTACTTCTACGAATTAAAACAAATTGATCTTTATTAGATATATATTCTTCAATAGCATATCTAAGAGTAGACATAGATTTACCTATACCTCTACCACCTATTAAACAATTTAAATAAATAGATTTATTAGGTTTATTAATAGTAAGATTTTGTTGATTAAGAAAATCTCTTATATTAAAAAACAAACCACTATCATCAAAATGTTTAATAACTGGATTCTTAGGTATTAATTTAAGTTTAGACATATATTAACCTTCTTTCAAATAATTAATAATTTTAAAATTAAGTTTATAAATTTTTTAATTAATAATATATTGTTATTATATTAATTTATTAAAGTATATTTTTAATTTTATAACAAATAATTAATTTAGAAAATATTAGTAAATTAATATTTTAAATTTTTTATTTAAAAATAAAAATATTTAATAACAAATAAGTATTAAATTATTTTTATATTATTAAAATGAAAAGGAGATAACCAATATGGCTAAATATGGGTATGAAAGAAAAACTACTGCTGAATTTAAAAAAGAAGTTTATGATTTAGTAGGAAATGAATATACTATTTTAGGTGAGTATATTACTAATAAAATTAAAATATTAATAAGACATAATTGTGATGAATGTAATAATTATGAATTTGAAATGAGACCTAATTCTTTTTTAAGTGCAGGTCAAAGATGTCCTTATTGTCAACGTGTAATAAAAATGGGAAAGTTTCTTCATACAGAAGAAATGGAGGCTAAAGTATATGCTGGACGTTATACTAATCGTGATCCAGAAAAACAAAAAATTACTTCTCAGAAGTTAAGTAAATTACAAACTGAAAGATGGGCAAATAGAGATGAGGAAACTAAAGAAAGAATTTTAGAAAATTCTAAACCATATAGATTTAAACCAAAAAAGAATAGAAAGGAAGATATTAATAATGGCTAATTATTATGATACTGATTGGAATAAGTTATATTATGCAACTTATACTATTAAAGATTTAATCAAATCTTTAAATTATTATTATAGAAAATTTGGATTAGGAAAAGAAAGATTAGGTAATGCAGAAAAATGGACTGCTACTATTCTTAAATCTAATTTTAAAAATATTAGAGAAGCTGAAAATTATATTAAAGATCTAGAAATTGATTCTAAATATAAAAATATTGATATTACTAAAACTGTTAGAGGTAAATCAGCTACTAATGAAATGAAAAGTATTAATAAAGAAATAGCTAAGTATTTAAAAATTTATAATAAGTTTTCAGATTCTACTTTAACTATGAAAGAATTTAGAGAACAAGCTGGTACAGTTAAATCAGCATATTATATGGCTGAAAATGCTAAATTAAAAAATGAACTAAATAAACTTAAAAAAGATTTAGAAAAAATTAATTTAGAATCAGCTAAAGAAATTTCAAAGTTAAGCGATGCAACTACATCTACTGACTTAGCTAAACTAGTTAGAGAAAGAAATAAATATAAAAAAGAAGTAGAACTTTTAGTAGAAAGAGAAAAAGAAAGACAAAAAACAGATAGAATTAATTATGAGAATAAAGTTTATTCTGATATCAAACGTTATCAAGATCAAGCTAGTGATACTATTGATTGGTATCTAGATAATCCTTCTGCTTCAACTAAATTATCTAAATTTAGAAGTGATATGAAAATATTAGATAAAGGTATGGAACATATATTATCTCAATCAGGAGAACTTTCAGGAGATCTTATTTCTGATACAGAAGATATATTAAATTTAGAAAGATATTCAGAAATAACAAATATTTATAAACTTTTAAAAAACTATATAAAATTAAATGCTAGTTCTGATTTTAGAAATTTATCAATAGAAGAGCAATTAGATGAGATAAATGAATTAAATCCATTAGAATCAATATATAATGATGAAGAATTAAATTCGTTGAAAGAAACATTAAAAAATATTAATGAAACTAGTTTAATAAACTATTTAAAAACAAATTTATATTCTTCGCCTGAAGATATAGTTAAAAAAGTAAAAGATATTGATATTAATAAAGAAATGGCTAAAGATGAAGCTGATATTGTATATACTAAAGGAGCTACACAAACAGTAAGTGAAAGCGAATTTATATGTTTTATGGACAGTGGATGGTATGTAGCTATTCTTCTTAAAGATTTAAAATTACCAGAACGTAGAATAAATGAATTATTAAATCAATTTAGAAAAGAAACTGGTGTTAGTTTTGAAGAAGATATTTCTTCTAAATATCAACAATTTTATAAATGGTTATTATCTAACTATCAAACTTTATTAGTTAATCAAGCTAATAGTATTCTATTCAATAAAACAAAAGATAGATGTAATATAATAACTAATACAGATAGTGTTGATACTAATAAAGCAGTTAGTTTAGAGTATTATTTTAATAATTACCAAAAATAATTTATTAAAATCTTTATTTAAATTATAAACAAAATAATATTAACTATTTATAGTAATGTAAGAAAAATAAAATATACTGATAAGAGATATTTATCTCTTATTCAGTATAAAATATTAAAATAAGGAGAGTATAATTTTATGAAAAAAATTAAAACTGACTTAATAAAGAAATTTATAGACAAATCTAAATCTACTCATTTATTTAAAGAGTGGAGTTTTGATATTGAAACATCAAAATTAAAAGATAAAGATGGAAATAAGTTGTATGAAGATCATTTTGTACCTATTTCATGTTCATTAGCATCAATTAATAATGAAGCTGTTTGGTATCATAATAAAGTTATTGATAAAAATAAGGTTTTTGAAGATGCTTTTGAAACTATTATAGAAAATTCACCAAAATTAAAAAAAGGTTCTATTATTGTTTGGGTACATAATTTAAGTTATGAAGCAACATTTTTAGTTAAGAATTTTTTAAAGAAATACGAAAATGATTATATAGCTATGAGTGATTCTTTTAATCAACAATTTGTAGATAAAGTAAGAAAAAATAAAAATAAAGATTTTATTAAACCAGATGGTAATTTTTATGAGTTAATACATATTATTAAAGAAAATAATACATTTTATAATATTACTATTACTTATAAAGGAAGAGTAATAACTTTTAAAGATAGTTATAAATTTATTTCAAGAAGTTTATCATCTATTACCAATGATTTTGTTAAAACAAATCTTGATGTTTTTAAGTTTTTAAAGAAAAAAGATGATACTAATTATGATTATAATGCTTATCGTCATCTTGGTGATTCATATTCTGAAAGTGATATTGAATATACTATTAATGATGTTCTTGCAGTAAATGCTATTATTTATTTAATGAAAAGTCAATGTGGTGATAATCTAGGGTTAACTTTAGCTGGTACTTCATACAAAATGATGTGTGAATCAATGCATGATGGTATAATTACAGCTGATAATTCTAAATTATTTATGTTAATTCTAAATAAAATGGCATATTTTGATAAAGAAATTATTCAAGTTAAAAATATTAAAAATTTATATAAAGTAGAAAGTAATAATAATGAATATATCATTAGATTTAGAGATTATATAGATAAGTTTAGTGGAGATATCATTATTAATAAAGAAAATGTAAATATTGAATATTTTTATTCTTTAAATGGTATAAAAGAAATAATTTCATATATTAAAAAGGATCTATCAAAAGATAAAATTAATCAGCTGAGCAAGAATATTCAAAATAATACTTTCATTCAATTTTTCGAAAATGAGTATATTCAAAAGAATAATCTTACATATATTGAGAAATTCTTTGATATTTATACAGCTCAAGTAGTAATGATTGAAGAAAAAGAAACTAAAAGAATATGGAAAGAAATTAAAAAGACTGGAACTTTCTTAGCTAATGAACAATGTGATTTTGAATTAGATTCTAAAATTAGAGAGTCTTATCGTGGTGGTATAACTCAGCTTAATCCAATATTCCAGTATAGAAAAATAGATAATGTGTGGGAATTAGACCTCAACAGTTCATACCCCTCTATACTTTCTCAGAAAGTTCCATATAAAATTGCAGATTATAATGAAAATGGAGATTTAAATTATAATAAAAATACTCAAGTTAAATTAATGAAAGTAAAAATATCTTATAAAATTAATTATGGATATCCTTCACTTTTTGCGAATAAGAATTTTATGAATAGTTCATGTAATTTTAGATATCGTGATGAAAATGCTATTGAATATCTTTGGCAAGAAGAATTTGAAGTATTGAAAAGAATATCTTATATTACAAAATTTAATGTATTAGAAAGTTGGGTATTTGATATCTCTTCTGATTTATATTCTAATTATGTAAATAAATATTATAAATTTAAATCTACAATGAAAGATATTTCTCCTCTAATATATCAAGCTTCTAAATTATTGTTAAATTCACCTTATGGTAAATTAGGAGAAAATTTATATAGAGAAAATGAAACAATTACTTCATTTAATTTTAATGATCAAGGAGAATTTATTATAAAACATGAAGATAATCCTGATTATAATCCAGAAGAAATAAATGGTAGACCTATATTTACAGCTGCTTATATTACAGCTATGGGTAGATGTAAATTATTAAATGGTATATGCGATGTTATTGATGCTGGTGGACAATATTTATATTGTGATACAGATAGTGTATTTTTCAGCTGTAAAGAATTTAAAATAAGAAAATCAGATCATATAGCTTTAATTAATAATAATGAATGTAAATCACTTAAAGTAGATAAAACTATATTAGGCGAATGGGATTTAGAGATAGGAATATTGGATCATGAAGATGATGAGTATAAATATTATAATGGTGAAAAATCTGCTAAGTATTTAAATCCTAAACGTTATCAAATTTATACTAGAAATGGTGAAACTAAAACTAAAGCAGCTGGATTTACTAAAGAATCTCAAAAGACAATGAATGAATCTAATTTTGAATTTGGTAATACTTTTATTTCTAGACAAAAAGTTAGTACTATTTATGGTACAGATATTATTGATAAACAAAAAATAATGTCTTATCCAGAATTTTTATATTTAGTTACTAATATAAATAGAAATACTAAAGAAACTTTATCATCTAAGTATTTATTTGATATTAAGGATCAGGTTGTAGACGTATATGGAGAATTATGTTCTATAGAATCTATTCTTTATAATCCAAATGTTAACAAATAATTAATATAATAAACTATATAGGACGAATATAATTTTTATTCGTCCTTAATTTTAATATTAAGAAATGAGGTATATAATAATGAAATATTGTATTTTAACATTTACAGGACAGTATAATGTTTCTATTGAAGATATTCAAAATATGTGTTTATTTATTAATACTTTTGTAAATAATGCTTTTCAATCTGGACCATTAACAGTTGAAGACGAATATAAGTATTATTTATTCAATAGTAAGATTTATAAAGTAAAAGACTATGAACTTAATAAGATTTATAACATTCAAACAGAAGATATTATTACTGATGTACAAATTATAGAATAGAGGTGTTTAATATGTTAGATTTTTCTCAAACACCTAAATTTAATGAAGGATCATTCAATATAACAGGATCAAGATATACAATTAAATTATGTCAATTACATTATAATAATTTTAATTATTGGAATCCAGATCCTGATTTTATTGATCCCTTTGATAATTGGAATTTATATAGCGATGAATATAAACAATCGTTCAAAGAATATTTTTATCACTATTTTTATTTTCATGAAATAGCTAGTGAGACTCCTTTCATATTTGCAATAAAATTAAATAATGAAATGCATAAATTATCTCCTTATTATTCTCAATTATTATCTATTGAAGCACTAAAGATTAAAGAAAATATTAATTTTATGCTTCCTAATTGGCAAAATATTAATACAGATTCTACAGAACAAGTAGAAAGTATTAAAAAAATATTAGTAGATTTAAAAATTGATATAGATCAATTACAAAAACAATTTGAAGATAGTAATAAGAATAGTAATTCTACTAATGATAATAACACTATTAAAGATACTACTCATATAGGTAATAATACATCAGATACTAATACTATTAATGATATTGATAATACTTCAAAATCTAAAACAAAATATGATGGAAATACAGATAGTACTACTACATATGGTAAAGTGACTACTTTAGGTGGAACTGATACAACTAATAATGATCGTTATCAAGTGACAGTTAAAAATAAAAATGATGGTGAAATTACTGATACTTATGAAGATAAATTAGAAGGTACTAATCAAGCATGGGATAGAGGAAAAACTCTTAATGAAAATACAACTAGCGATTCTCCTCAAAATGGATATGTTTATGATGTTAGAACACCTAGTGATCCTAATTCAGATAATGTAGGTAGTAGTGATGGAGAATGGAGTGGTTCTAGTTATATATCAGCAGCATCTAGAAGTAAAGGATGGTATAATCCTTATATGGTTGATGGAGAACCAGAAGGTGCTATTTCTAAATCTACTTCTAAATTAAAAGAAATACAAGATAGATTAGATAATGAAACAGACCCAGATGGTCCATTAGTAAATAGAGTATCTGTTAAAACTATTGGTGATGGTAATCAAAGTATTACTACTTATGGTACTAATGGTTCAAATAATGAATATAAAACAACAGTAGATTATGGTCAAACTACTACTGAGAGCGGACAAGATAATGTAAATACAATTACAGATGATACAACTACAGTTGATTCAAGTTATCATACAGATAATGATACTCAAGTTAAAAATATTAGTAATAATGAGTATCAAAATAATGATAATACAGTTTCTAAATCAGTTAATGTAAATAATGAACAATCTAACTCTAATAAAGAAGATAATCTTGATCGTTCTGAAACACATGTTACTGATACAAAAGAAAATGATACAGATAATAAAGTTGCTCAATCAGCAACCTATTCTAAAACAATGGAAAATGTATATGAATCAATTTCAGATGCTAGAGATAATATTTTAAATATTTATCAATTAATATGTAATGACTTAAGGAATTTATTCTTAAGAGTATGGTAGGTGATAAAATGTTTAAAGGATTAATATTATTAATAGTATTAGATATAGTATTAGGATCATTAGCATCAATAATAGATAAAACTATTTATTCAACTATAGGAATAAATGGATTATTAAGAAAATTTGCTATAATAATAACAGTAATAACTTTAAACTTTTTTGATACATATGTATATTTAAACTGGAAAGACTATTTACAATTAAATATTGATATATTAGATGAATTAAATATAAGCAATTTATTTTGTTTATTGTTTCTATGTTTTGAATGTTTATCATGTTTAAAAAATTTAAATAGATTAAAATTACCAATACCTGCACCGTTACAAAAATTTTTAAATAAATTATTATATGAATTAACTAATGAAAGTAATAAATATAAATAATAAATACTATAAGACGTAAACATTCGTTAACTTACATTTCTTTTCCAAAATGAAATATTTCGAATGTTTACGTCTTATATAAGTTATAATAAGAGGTGATATTTATGAATAATAAATTAATTAAATGTAATCATACTTTTTATATAAAATCATGTAAATATTGTAAAATGAAATTTAAACAATATAAACCTTTTGAATCTTATTCTTTTTCAGAATTTTATATTAAGAATCAGAAAGAAATAGAAAAATTAAACTCTAATGGATAATATAATCCATTAGAGTTATTTTTTATTATCCTGTATATACTTTCATACCATTAGAAACGTTATATACTTCTACACCATTTACTTGTCTTACATCGACTCTACAATTACCATCAGCATCTCCATTCCAGTTATTTAAAATATTATTCATATTATCATTTAAACTTCTAATTCCTGATACATTAGATGCAACTCCTGATAAATTATCTTTAACTTCTGTTAATCTGTATACTATATTATTTTCTCCACCAGCTGTATAAATTTTAGCAGATATATCTTTTATATTAGTATTAATATTATTTAAAGCTGTTTCTATTCCATCAAATTTAGTATTTAAATAACTTATTTGTCTTACTAATTCATACATCATGTCAGTATTTCCATATTGATTATTTTCTCTAGTTGTCATGTTAGGTGTTTTAGTTGTATCTGGACTTATATTTGGATCGTAATTACCATTAAAACAATCACCTAAAGTTTTTGATGCTATTGATCCTTTAGTTGTTGAAATAATATTATTATTAGAATCTCTTAAATAAGTTGATGTATTTTGACACAAAGTATTTAAAGCTTGATCTGTATTACTAGTCATATTATCATCTCCTTAATTAGTTACATCATATTCATACATTTCTTGATTCCATATTGTAATACCTGAACTAAATAATGCTTCAATATCATTTCTTGCATAAGTAGGCATTGTGGAATAATTCTTTATATTTAAATCACCTTGTATATATGTGTATGTATCTCTATAAGGTACTTCATTAGTGGTTTCTTCAACTGAGTAACCATATCTACTAAAGAAAGTATCTACTCTTTTAATATCTTCTAATGATACTAATTTATTATACAAACAAAAAGTATCACTTGTATTTCCTTTTGGTAAACAACATGCATAATTTGATACATTACTTCCTGTGGAACCATATTTAGAATTACTTCTTCCTATACTTCCTGATATATCAGTAGCTTCTTTAACTAATGTTCCTACACTTCTAACTACATCCATTCTTTGTGAAAGTAGATTACTTTGATATCCAGCCATAGACATTTCATCATTATTAGAATTTACAGGTCTATATTGAGGACTAAATGTTAGATTTTTATAATCATCATTAGTATTTTTTTCATCATCATTTTCTACCTTAGGCATAGCTTTTTTAGTAATATCTGAATACAATTTACTTTCGGCTGCTTCAGTGGCTAATTTTATTACATTAGAACTTATATTGTCTGCTAATGCTACATATCCTGCTTTACTAGTATCATTACATACTGTTACTGGTTTACTATATTTTATATGTAAGCCTTCACTAAATGGAGTTAAAGATTGTCCTGCATAAGAAATAGGGCAACAGAATAAATCTGTAGTAGGTGCATTGTCTACAAATACTCTAAATTGAAATTTTCCAGCAGTATAACCATTTAATAATGATGGATTATATTCTCGTGTTTCACTACCATTAGTTAATACTACTTTATAATATTGCTCGCTAAAACATTTTTTATACTTAGGTGTATATGCATTATGATAACTTTCAACTTTATCTAATGTTATAGTATCAATTAATGTAAATACTTGCGTATTTGAAAGAATATCTTGTGTAAATTTTTCTCTAAATGCAAATCCTTGATAATCTGCTGTTGTAGAATATTTAAAACCAGAGTTTTTAAATTCTTTAGTTTCTATTTGATGAAGTGCTTTAGGAGCCATATATAATTCTCCAGTAACATTAGTATAACCTAATGCATTTAATTGAGATATTAATTCTACTATATCATCAATATTATCAAATACATATGTAACTCCTGCATTCGGAATACCAGAATAATAACTTCCTTCTGTTATTGGATCATATACATCTGCTATTTTACTATTTATTAAATTAATTATAGTACTATCATCAGTTTGTATATAAACTTTAGCTAATACTCCTGATAACATATAGATATATTCTCTATCTCCCCCTTGAAATACATCAAATTTAGCATCAGATTGAATAGATTCATATATATAATCAGTAGTAACTGTAGGTTCTGGTAAGTCATAATAATTAGAATTATCTTCGCTTTCTGTTACATGTCTTCTTTTAACGTAACCGCTAAGTTTCATATCATCTCTCCAAAAAGTAGAAAATATATCTTCTTCAATTGTTATAGAAGATACTCCAGCATTTACATAACCAAATCCAGTTATAAAAAAATAATGATAAAATGGTTGTCCTAATATAGTATTTATAGGACTTCTACTTGAATCACTACCTTGCGTATACCATCTTCCATATCCAAAACTCATTATTCTATCATGATCTACATTAGCTGTATTAATATTTATTGTATTTGCTTTTATCATTGTACAATCATACATTCTTATTCTTACATTACCTTTAGATGCATATGTATTTAGATAACTATTTGTAAATCTATTTCCATCATTTTTAGTAAACGGAACGTTAAATAATTCTACAGTTATTAAATCTTGCATAGTTTCACTCTCCTTATTTAATAAATTAGAGGATAATCATAATGATTATCCTCTTTATATTTATAATTTATTATTCCAAAGTATCTACTTCAGTTCTATTATATAGATAAACTCCATTAGCAAAAGAACATAGAGAATATGATTGCCATAGATGTCTGAAGTAATTATTTTCTAAAGTCTTACCATTATAAACAGATTCAGTTCTATTTAGAGTATCTCTTACTTGTAGGAAAGCATCATCACATAGAACTGCCTTTAGAGAATATTTATAAATCTTATTATCATTTTCTTTAACAAAGAATACACCACTCTTACCAGTAGAATGATACTTAGTACCAATAACTAGATCATTAATATCTGTATCATCTTTCTCACAACTACCAAAATCATTTAGATAAGTAGTAGATCCTAGCCATGTAGCTTTATCAATATTAAAAGCATTAGCAAGAACTTCTACATCAATCTTAGATGCAATATCAGCAAGAATCAATAGATTTAATGCACTACCTTCAGTAAATGTAACTCTAGGTGTAGAATTAATTGTTTTACCTGTAGGTGGTACAAGAGTCTTAGCATAAGCTGAATAATTGTTATATTCAGTACTAGGGAAACCCATCATAATACCTGTAGCTCTAAGTGTTTCAGTTAGTTCTGTTGAATAATCATAGTCAGTTTCTGATGGTAGTTCTAGACAAATAGCACAAGATTCATCTCTGCTAAAATCTTGACCAATAAGATTTTTAGTTTGTTCAAACTCAAATATCTTTTCACCATTATAAAGTGATGATACAATACCTTCTACAAAACTACCCATTGATTCCCATGAAGTAAATGCTTTAACTAGCATTGGTTCATTAACTTGTACATCAAATCTTTGAGTAGAATTCTGTGAATAATAAAGAATTGCAATATCTGGGTCATCAGCAAGGAAAGGACTAATTTCTTTCTTATTAGGATCCTTACCAGAAGATTCATATTCATGAGCTTTAGCAGGATTAATATGAGCATGTTCTACAAACATTCCTGCTGGCATTGCACCTTTCTTAAATTTAGAAAGTGGATTATCAAAAAGCTTAGTCACAACAATTGTTTCATATACTTTATTAATCATTTGTGTAACAAAACTATTCATTAATTGACTATTATTTAATATTTCTGGTCCTACATCTTCAATTCTATCAATAGGTTTTGTATATCCAAGATCATACATAGCTCCTTGGACAAGAGCCTTAATAGTTTGATTATTCATATATCATTTCTCCTTTATTTTAAGTCATTATTTTCTTTAGCTATCTTAATAATATCTTCATTAGTAATTTTACCTACTGGTTTATTTACTGTAGATGATATATTATCTTGAACTGGCTTATCAATTAGATGTTTAGCTATTAGTGATTGTGCTTCTTCAAGTTTGGATTGTTTTAAATCTAATGTAGCTTTAAGAAGATCATATTCACTTTTAATACTATTAATTTTAGCCTCAGTTTCAGCTTTCATTTGTTCAATGCTATCAAAATATTGATCTATTTCATCAAATCCTGAAGCCTTTGTAACTGGATCTTCAATAGTATTTCCGTATAGTTCTTTTATATACTCTCTATTAATTTCCATATTATCACCTCATATTATTTATTCCATATCGATTTCGTAATTACTATCATTTATATCAGTCCAATCAACACCTTGAACTACTTTACATTCTAAATTTATATTCCATTTATCATTAACTTCTTTACAAAAATCTAATCTTGGTTTAATATACTGATATTGAAAAATATCATATTTCTCACAATTATAATTTATTTCATCAGTTAATAGACGTTCTCTCTTTTCTTCTACATCTTTAATTCCTAAAGTTAAATAAAAATCTTTTATAATAGTTTCTTTATAATCTTGCAAATCTTTTAATGATGATGCATTAATATTTAAATTAAGAACATCTGCAAATGGTTTTTCTGACCCATTAATATCCTTTTCTGGATCTATAAATAAAACATCAAAATTTTGTATTTGATCCGCTATAATTTCATTATTTAATAAATCTTTATCATTAGTATTAAAAATATATGGTTGTTTTAATTTTCTAGCAATAGAATATCTTGTTACATCTATTTCAGCTAATTGTTCTGCATATAATTTAATATCTAATATATTGTTTATACCATATGGATAAGCATTTCTACAAAAACAAAAATCTTTAATATCAGTTAAATTTTTAGTAAATCCCCAATCAGTATAACAATTACCTTTTACAGGTTCACCATAAATATTAAAATAACTACTACAAAATCTAGTAGATAAAAGTGAATTACTTGATTCATTATAGAAAAATACAGCAAATCCATCCATTGCTAAAGCATTTTGAAAGTAACGCATATTTAAAGTTTGTGTTAAAGGATTATTGTCATTATAGTGCCAACAAAATCTTGATTGTAATACACTATTTAGTACTCTTATCCATTTAGCTTTAAATTGTTCTCTCATAATACTTATATCTCTTGTTCTCATTTATTTAATTCACCTCACTTAAAATAGGGTATTTAAAATACCCTATTAGTCATATGTCCATAAATTCATTCTACACATTAGACCCATCCAGAAAATATCTTGTCTATCTTCAAATGGTATTTCTTTAGTTTTATCTCTTCTCCAATGGAATAGTATACCTGTACGTCCTTGACTACTTCCAAATTCTTTCCAGAATGAACCAAATTGATTTAAATAATCAATAGAAAAACTTTCATTATTACCTAAATCAGTCATTTGTTCACAAATAATATATGCTCCTGTTAAATCACCTAATGGTTCTTTATCTGAATTACTATCTTTTAGTTCAATATAAGTATCAAAATCATCACTAAAGTTAAAATCAAAACCACCTATACCGCCTACAATTTGTAAAGTTTTTAAAAACGCATTATTTTCTAAAGCTGTTATTCTTGTTTCATGATTATTTATTTTTCCTTCGCAAACTCCTAAACGTGCTTTAATACTCGTAATATCTTCTGTGATAGATTCAACTTTTGTTTTTAAATTTTCAACACTAACTTTTAATTCATTAAATGATGTATTTAATGATTCTATAGATTGTTTTATATTTGTAATGTCTGTTTTAATTGTTTCTATATCAGTTTTTATATTATTTATATCTTCATTAGCTGTAGTTAATAAATTATTTAAATTATCTACTTCATTATTTAATGAATCAATCTTTTCTTTTAAATTATTAATTTGTGTTTGTAAACCTGAAGTATTTGATTTAATTAAATCATTTAATATTTTATCTTGTTCATCCATAGCTATTTTTAAATTTTTTAAATAACTATATAAATTTTGTATACTCTTTTCTAAAGTATCAAGAGTATCTTTATTACCAGCTTCTAATTCTATATTATTTATTCTATCTATTACTTTAGATAAATTTTCTAGTAACCATACTATTGGTTTAAAATTAGTAGATAATAATACTTTTCCTTTATAAGTATTCTGTTCAGCCATTTTTTATCTACCTCCTAAGATTGAATTGGTGTTTGTACTTCAATTTTCTTAATAATAAATCTTGGATTTTTTAAAACAGTATATAATTCTAAATATTTTTCAGTAGATAAATCGCTAGGAATATTTTCTAATTTATAATTAATATCTAAGAATGTTTCTGTTTCTTCTCCATTCCATAATGAAAGTATCTTATAAAAATTACCTTCACTTTCTGAAGAAAATTTAGTATCACTTAATATACTTGAATCAATATCTTCTGCTGCAGTAGTAGATGTATAAATAATTCTTAATGTGCTATCTGCAGTTAATAATATAGGTTCTGTAAAAATTATTTTAACTGTACTTTCCCATCCAAAAATATCTGTATTTAAGCATAAATTATTATTGGAATCTAATACAGATGATTGTTTATTTATTACTTCATCTAATGTTAATGGAGTATCTAAAGATTCTGACCATTGACTATCAGTAAAAAGTAATTTTTCTTTATAATTATCATAATTACTAGAATCATAAAGAATATAATTTTTTGTATCACTTGATATAATCATATTATCTTTAATATAATTAATTTGATCCCATATATTATTTATATTAGTTTTTAAATTTCCATTCATTGTTAGATTACTTTCAATACTATCTTTTTCATTTAATGAAAAATCAATCGTTCCTGTAACATCACCATTAATATTTATATTTATTTTATTTTCTAATGATTCATCTATATAATTATGTAATTCTTCAGAACTTGAATCAAATTTATCATCTATTTCTTTTTTAGTATAAACATCAACTGGTGCTGAACTTATAGATGAAATAGTTCCATCTGTAGTAATTGTTATAGTAGTACCATCAGGTTTTACTATTCCTGTTTTATCTAATGTTGCAATATCTACATTACCATTGGGTTTTTCTTCTAAAGCAGTTACTCTATAATCTAATTTTTCTATATCATTTATATTAATATTAATATCTTTTCTATTTTCATCAGTTTTATCTTTAAGTTCATTAAATAATGGTAAATTTTTATCTATCTTAGTATGCATATAATCATCTCCTTATATTATACTTTTATAGTTCCTGTTATTCTTAATGTTTTAGCTGAAGGAAATGTTACTCCTGAATCTCCAGCTATAATAGATACAGGTGGATCAACACCTAATTTTCCAAAATGTAATTCTTTTACATTATATCCATAACAATAACTTTGAATGCAATGTGAATTAGCATTTATTTGATCATCTGTTAAATTTAATAATACTTCATTGTCAAATGGTACAATTATAGTATTTGAATTAATATTTATATCATTAGTATTTGAATTAAATACACTTATATCAATTATATAATAATTACCTAAAATATATGAATTATTTTGAGTAGAAAGTCCTGGTTGTAAATAAATCATACTTTGTTCATTTAACTTTAATGGTTCTAAAGTTAATCCTGATGGTTTATTTTCTAAACTACTAAGTCTTTCATTTTGTTCTTTATCTATTACTTCTTGATTTTCTTTATTCACTAAAATAGTCTTAAATATACTAGGCAAAATATCATCATTAATTTGTTCTTTAGTATAATATTTAGATATATCTACTTCATTTTCTTTAAGTTCATCTAAAATTTTATCAATTTGCTTTAAATAAAACCAAAGAAGAGTTACTTGTTCTGTAACTGTACCTTGACTAGGAAATTCTAATGAAGGACTATTAAACAAATTATATGGAGATAAATAAGGTGGAAATGGTCCAATATTTCCAAAAATCATATAAATCACTCCTTATTTTTAATATCTAATTTTAATTTATTAAACTCCAACATCATTTTAATTAATTGTTCATACATATTATTAAAATTATTTTCAATATTATCTAATCTTTCATTTTGTTCATCTAAAGAATTATCTATATTATCATATAATTTTGTAATAACATCTACATCGAATTTATCCATTATTTTCACTTACTTTCTTATCTTTATTTTCTTTTTGTATTTTATTAATTTTATTATTTAATTTCTTTAATTCATTTAAAATATCATTTACTTCTTCTTTTAATTCTGTTAATTCAGAATTAAATTTATTATT